CATGGACGGCTGCGCGATCTCGGCGACGTGGTTCTCCATGCCGCCGTTCGCGTAGGCGCGGCCACGGAAGATATTGCCGTTGGCGCTGCCCACCATCTCGTGAACGGACTTCCCGCCGGAAACGCTGTGCGAGGTCGAGTAGTTCGTCCGGATGTTGTGATAGGTCCAGGTCGTAGCCTTCTTACCGTCCAACGCGTTCAAGGCCCGGACCACTGCGGCGATCGACCCGAGCGACTGCCCGTTCGCGGTGTACACCATGGTCCGGCCGTCGGGCAGCGTCTTGGTTTTGAGACCGACCGCTTCCAGTGCCTTGATCGCGGCACCGTTCAGCGTGGATACCGTGACACTCTTCGCGGACGGCGTCTTCAGGATCTCGGCTTCGACCTCATGCAGCCCGGCGACCGCCTCGTCCTTCTCGGCCTTGATCAGCGTGGTGATATCGGACGGCACGCCCAGCAGCGTGTTGACGTACTCCTGCGCCTTCTCCTTGTTCCCGCCAAACGCCTCGGTAGCGAGCGTCATCATCTCGGCACGCAGCGTCGACGACTTATCCGTCATCGACGCGAACGAATCCCCAGCCGCCAGACCCGAGGCGATCATCTCGTCCTGGGCCTTCGCCGCCTGCGACATCGCCGTGCCGTTGGCCCGGCCCGCCTCCGTGTTCAGATCGAGCGTCGCGCCGTTCTTCTTGAACGACTCGGCGAGGCTATCCATGCCAGCCTCGAACGCGATCTGCCCGTCATACGCGCTGCGATTCACGTCGTTCAACGCGATGATGCTGGCGCGCAGTCCGTCCGCGCTCTGCTTCTGCGCATCCAACTTCGCCTGAGCCGCCTGCGCCGCCGCACCGAAAATACCCATGCTCTCGGCAGCCATCTGCTGCTCGAACGCCTGGTCCTTCAGCGCATCGCTGTAGTCAGTGGTGAACTTCTTCAGGCGGTCCATGTCACCGCCGCCGGCCTTCCACGCCCTCTTCAGGATCTCGAATTGCGCGGCAGCGAGTTTCGGGTTCCCGGCCTTGACGTTGTTCGCCATGACCTTGTCCCACGCGTCCAGGTTCTTCGTCGCGTCCGTGACTCCCGGCCCGGTGGCGATACCCACCCAGGTGCCGAAGTCGGAGGTGAGCTGGACGAACTTGTTGTCGCTCGCGCCCTTCGACAGCATGGCGATCGACGCGGACATCTCGTCCAGATTCGTCGACAGCGTGCCGGTCACCTTGCCCGTGGTCGCCAGCGTGTTCAGCGACGTCGACAACTCATCGACCGCGACCGGCGCCTTGTTCTCGGACAGCGCGTGCATGGCCAGCGACAGCGCCCCGACCACGCCCAGAGCGAGCGCAGCCTTGCCGCCCGTGGACAGAGTGCCCAGCGCAGTCGTCATCCCGGTGATGCCGCCACCCGCCGCGACTGCCGCAGCGCGGAGTTCCGTGATCTTCGTGGCCAGGGTGGCGTAGCCCCCCGCGATCGCACCGACTCCCGCCCCGGCCAGCTTGATCAGCTTGAACGCTGCGTACACCGACATCAGCGTGCCGATGAGTTCCGGCGGTACCGCGGCCACCAGCTTCGCCATTGCGTTGACCAGGGTCAGCATCCCCGGCCCCGCCTGCGACGCGCCCTCCATCAGGTTGGTGACGGCCTCCGCGACGCTGGTGAGGAGCTGCTTGACCGCCGGGCCCTGCGCCCGCGCATACTCGAAGAACGAGGCGATCGGCCCGGACGCGTTGCCCTCCGACAACACCCGCATAAAGTGAATCGCCCGGTCAGTGGCGCCCTTCAGCGTGCTGTTCGCGAAGTCGGACACCTTCTTCGACAGCGTGTCGAATGCCGCCGAGTTCACCCCACCGCCGGCCACCGTCATCAGCCGGTCGAACTGGGTAGCCGTCCCCTCCACCATCGGCTTCAGCTTCGGCAGAATCTGCCCCACCACCGCGAAGGACTTCTCGACCGGCGCCATCGTGAACTTCGCCGTGCTGTCAGAGAAGTCACTGAAGGTGTCCTTCAGCACCATCAGCCCGCCGGCCGCCCGCTGCGTGGCCTTCGGCATGGCGCCCATCACCTGCGCCGCCTGCGCTTGCGCCTGCGCTGCCTGCTGCGACCCGCGCCCGTACTGCCGGACCGCGTCGTTGTACTTCGTCTGAGCGGCGGACGCATCCTTCAGGTTCGAGATCTGCGGGCCAACCGCCGCCCCGAACGCCGCCACCGCCAGGCCCGCCGCGCCCGCCTGCACAGCAATCGGAGCGAGCGACGCAGCCACCGGGATCGCAGCCGGGGCGAGGTTGAGCAGCGACGCACGGACGTCACCCATCGCCCGCGTAATCACAGAGCTGGACCGGTTCATGTCTCCGGCCGTCCCAGCGAACCGGCCGCGCATGTCGCGGAGCCGGCCGTTGACGTCGCGGAACCCGGACGCGGTGTCATCGTTCACCCGCACGGTGATCGTCACGTCATCCGACATCGTCCACCTCCCTCCGGTCGCGTGCGCCGCCGAGCTCCTCGATCGCAACGAGGCGCATCAGCTCGGTGTCCTCCGCCATCAGGGAGGACAGGGTGTAGCCCGGGAACCGCTCCAACAGCCCGAGCAGGTACCGGGCCCGGGTCAGCTCGCCAGGCTCTCGGACAGTGCTTCCATCGGGACGGACTCCACCAGGGACGGCCCGCCAGAGGGCGAGCTCTGCGGCAAAGGGTCAGCATCGTGGACCCCGATCAACGCCTCCACGTAGGCGTTCTGCAGGGCGCGGGCCAGGCCCTGGTCGACCTGCTTCAGCCCGTCCTCGGTCGCGGGGATCGGCTTGCCTTCCCCGTCTTCGAGGTTCCAGGAGAGCAGGTTGCCGGCGAACCGCTTCATGCTCGCGGCGACGTCCTCGCCGTCCCCGCCGTCGAGCCCAGTCGCAGCCGTGTACTCGCCGAAGGCCATGCCCTTCAGCGTGGCCTCGGCGCCGTGGTACTTGTGGCCGTCGGCAAAGCGGATGTTCACCTTGCTGACGGATGCGTTGAATCCCATGTGCTGCCTTTCACGCCCAAGTCGGGACAGAACCGTCCGCAAGGGACATGGGGACCGAGAAGGTGAGCTCGCCGCTGTCCGAGCGGGTCAGCTGGTAGTCCGTCGCGATCATCTCCATCGCGAGGGTCACGCCGTTGACGGTCTGCGTGACGGTGCGCTGCACCGACGTGCTGGGCACGGTCTTGAACACGTCATGCGACTGGTTCGACGCCGCGTTGAAGACCCCGTTCAGCGTGACGCTGCCGTCTGCGAGGAGCAGCAGCCGCTCGTTCGCCGACTTGTCCACACCGGTGATGTCCTGCACACCCCTGGGGGTGCTCATCTGCCAGTTGGTGATGTCGTTCTTGATGGCTCGTGCGGTGCCCGACGCATCGTCAACACTCAGCGTCGTCTGGCCCAACCCGCTGCTTTTCGCCATGCCAGGTCACCCCTTCTGAATTTCGTCGGCCAGCTTCTGCTGGTGCTCGGAGAAGTCCTCAACCCAGGTCGCCGGGTTCAGGTGCTGCCGCGCCCGCGTCCCGCGCGGATTTCCGCGGTGGTCGCCGTCACGGACGATGTACAGCGGCTCACGGCCTACCTGGATGCGGTGCTGCTTGTACTGAAAGCACGGCTGTCCTGCCGTGAAGACGAGATAGACGTGGCCGTCCTGGAGGGTCTGTACCGCGTACTGGTACTTGACCTCTCTGCCCTGGTGCTCGAACGTGGCGGACTTGACGGTCTCCCGCAGGTCCGGCGTGAGGTTCTCCAGCCGCACGCCCCACCCGTTGAGGTAGTGGGGGCAGTCGACCTCCGCGCACGTGGCAGGCCGCCAGTGCGTTGCGAGCGGCGACACGACGGCGTAGGTCTTGTATGCCTGTGACGGCATGAGCGGGTTGATCCGGTTGAGTGGCATCAGAACACCTGCCCAGCGATCTCGTTCTTGATCACGTTCACGGAGAACGCCAGCGAGGTGAACCCGCCCGTCGTCACCGTGCTCACCCGGACATAGCGGCGGATCGTCGCCGTGTTCGACAGCGCGATCCGCTCCGCGAGCGGCGCGCCCCCGGTGATCTGCGTGAACGCGAAGGACGTCACATCGGCGAAGGTGGCATTGTCGGCCGAGTCCTGGATCTTCACCGTGGCGTCCGTGCCCGTGAAGGAGAACACCTGGAGGTACGCCTGCCCGCCGAACGAAGCCGAGGCGGCCGTGTCGATGCCCGTCCCCAGCGTCGCCGCGGTATCCGTGCGCACGCCGGCCGTGAGCTGCCGGCCCCACTCGATGCCGTAGCCGGTGGACTGCGCGGACACCCCGAACGTCAGCATTCCGTCGTCGCCGCGGGTCGGGTCGTAGTTGACCTGCTTCCCGATCAGGGATGCCGCCGGGTCACCGAGGGTGGTACCGCGGCAGTAGGTCATGACCACGTCGGTGCGCGGCAGCGCGGACAGCTTCTCGTGCAGGCCGCCCGTGACCGCGACCGTGTTGAAAAACGTCGTCATCTCGAACTGGCCGGACCGCAGACCGCCTTGCCGTTCGTAGGCGCTCTTGTCGATCCCGGTCATGTTCAGCAGCGCAGGGCCACCGCCGATGGTGCCGAGCTGCTGGATGTCGCCGCTCGCGTTGAAGCCCTGGATGTAGAGGGCATCCCCGAGCCCGCTTGCTTTTGCCACTAGGGGGCCTCCGTCCATACGTCGTCGATCACGAGGGGGATGGTCAGCGTGGCCACCCGGTACGTCGTCGAGTCGAGCCGCGTGTAGCCGAGCCGCGCCCGCAGCAGCGCGCCATACGCGCCCAGCAGGTCCACCTCGGCGACGCTGCCGCCGAGCTCGAAGTCCCCGG